ATATGGAAATGGTAGGCAATAGCGAAATAGTAACCGACCTATACACGGTTAAGCTACGCAGGAACCCGCCGAGAGTGGAGATAACCGACGAGCTAGTAATTCACAAGGAATACAAGCGCGAGGTAGTCGAATACAAGCTAGACAAGAAAGCAATTGCAGAGGCATTGAAAGCGGGCGTGCCGGTAGACGGCGCGCGATTGGTTCAAACTAACAGACTGGAGGTAAAATGAGCGGAGCGATTATAGCGATGAATAACGCCGTAGCAGCATCGATAAATGAGCAGCAGGCAGCGGCGTTGTTTGAAACACTGGTAGTAAACGGCGATCTAAGTAAACTAACGCAAGAACAGCGCATCCAATACTACAAGCTAATATGCGAGCGCGTAGGACTTGATCCAGTGCAGAAGCCGTTTGATTTGATAAATTTATCTGGCAAGCTGACGCTATACGCGAACAAAACATGTGCGGCGCAATTGACGTCTATACGCGGGCTACGTGTATCGATTGTATCGCGCGAAGTGGTTGGCGATCAGTACGTAGTAACGGCGCGATGTGAAACACCTACCGGCGGTTACTCCGAAGACATTGGCGCGGTCACAATTGGCGGTTTGCGCGGCGATGCTGCATCAAATGCCATGAAGAAAGCCGCAACACAGGCAAAGCGGCGCGCAATTTTGAGCGCTTGCGGACTAGGTATGTTGGACGAAACAGAGGTAACACAGGTACACGGCGCCGAACGTGTCGAATTGCCGCCTATAACGCCGCCTAACACGCCGGAACAGGATGAAGCGGTAGCAACATGGCTCGCGACAATCGACGCCGCTACGGGGCCGGAAGACCTAACGGCGATTGTATTGGAAATGAAGACGTTAGACGAACAGATCAAAGCGCCTATCCGCGACTACGTGGCACGGCGCGCGAAGGAACTAAACTTAGTTTGGAAGGCAGGACTATATCACGAGGTAAAGCCATGAAAAAAGAACGTCGATTCGTCGTAATGAGCGACGAGCAAGGATACGAGCCGGGGCCGGGTATATCGTGTTGGATATTGGACAACAGTACCGGCAATCCAGTAGCACCGGCTCAGGGTTTGGAGTGTTGCGATATGCGATGGGCGGACGCGCTAGAATTTTGCCGCGCGCTGAATCAGTTACAAGAAGATTACGACCGTTATAACAAACTATCACAAGGGGAAAGAACATGGGCAGACTAAAGAGAACGCTTCAAAAGTGGTTAGGGATCGAGCCGCCAACAAAGCGCGTATCGGCTGCACGCGCATACCAAGCGCCGATCAAAATAACCTATCACGATGGCGAAAGCATTAAACACGTAGGTACGCATTACCTACCGTTTGAAAAGACGTCGCAAGTAACGAAGGGCAAGCGTAGTACACACCATAGGGATTGGAGCCATAAAACTATGAAGCGTACTCCACATGCCCCCAAAACAGCGCGCGAAATGTATGATGCTTGCGGCGGTTATGATGCGTTTCGGATTATTACGATGCATCCAAGTTGGTATAAAATTGAAAAGAACACTAGCGGGCCGTATTCTTATGCTTTGCGAGTGTTAAATAGATCTTCACTTTCAAAAAAAAATACCCCTGAGTCTAAAATTATGCGGGTAGTATCTGAGAAGCACGGTGAAGAAATTGCAATGCAGTTGATGGAAATACACATCACTGAAATAAACAAACGTAAAAATCACTAACCGCCCATATTGGGCACATTTTCAATCAACATAGCCGGGTATGCCCCGGCGAATGCGTCAGGAACGCGAAAACCGACAACCTATAAAAGTTGTGGGAGGTAGTTTTGGGGCGGGGCTGCGGTGTGAATGACCAAAGCCCCGTTTTTTAAAAAGGAAAAGCAATGTATATACCGTTATTTGAACAGCATCCAAAGTGCATTACGTGCAAAGAATCGCGCGAACACGACCACGACGCGTACCACATTAATCAGGATCAGGCCGTACACTATTGGTGGTGCGCTCATCTAGATTTTGAGATACACGACCCGCATCAGATGTATTGCAGCGAATGGGTGGAAATTAAAGGGGGCAAGCATGAAACGCCTAAGCCATGACGACGCGCAAATAGCGCGCTTTGCTACGGATACAATCGTATTGATACTCTTTATGGTTTTGCTTAACGTGGTACTATCATTTGGCATTCTGCTTTACTTTTTATGCTGGCTCGTGGGGTTGGCATGAGGATGAAAGAGCACAAGATACAGCGCATACGCATAAACAATCAGATCGTAGCGATACGCGTAATCATGATTGCCGACCACGGCGCGAAGTATAGTAAGCAGTTTGTAGTTAATGACAACGTGAGCGAATCTACGGCGCTTAATATGGCACGCGAGTACGTGGCAATGATGCAGACAAAGCCCGTATCAATACCCTCAGAAGAAACAATTATAGCCGTAGCCGAAGCGATTGTTAAAACCGAGAAAGTACGGCACGCGCATAATATCTCCGTTTTGAATGCGGTAGTAAAAGATGTTAGCTTTGTACTCAGCAGGTACGCAAGTACAAACGTGTACGGGTACTTTAATAGCTTAGGACAATGGATAGCATAAAAAAGCCCTGCACGCGAGGCAACGCACAGGGCCAACAGGGAGGAACCGTGAACTACGGAACTGGTCGCAACATAACAAAAAAGCGCGATTATGCAACATGATCCGGACTTTATAGCGCACTGTATTAACAGGTTTAACGATCATCAGCTTGTAGAGTGGCACGAACGCGCCGCTATCTACGAATACGACGCAGGAATGAGCAGAGAAGACGCGGAACAAAAAGCCGCGCTGGATATTTTACAAGACATCGCGCAAGCAATGCGCAGGAAAGGACGCAAGTAATGGACGGTTTGAAGATACAAGGCGAGCTGATCTTTATCGGCGATACGCAGCAGGTGAAAGACACGTTCACGATTAGAAAGTTTGTTGTTACTAACAACATGGACAAGTACCCGCAGGAGTACGAGATACAGCTAACTAAGGACAACTGCGCTACGCTAGACAACTTTAAGGTAGGCGATACCGTGCAGGTGTCGGTTAATCTTCGCGGGCGCGGCTACACAAACAAAGAGGGCAGGCGCGGCTGGTTTACGTCGCTGGATTGTTGGCGATTGGAAAAGGTAGGCAGCGGTACGGCATTGCCAAAGCAGAGCGAGCAGGAATACGTTGATAATTTGCCGTTTTAACCATGCGTAGAGCCGCAAAGATTGACGTAAACCAAACGGAGATAGTCGAGTACCTGCGAAGTGTTGGCGCGTCGGTAGCGATCACTAGCGCCATTGGCAAGGGCTTTCCCGATTTGGTTGTAGGATGGAAGGGGCGTAACTACCTTGTCGAAGTAAAGCAGGCAAAGGGTAAACTAACCGAAGATCAGTACACGTTTGCCGGACATTGGAAGGGACAAATAGCAATCGTACGCGGTATCGTGGACGCTGCGGACTTGCTAGGAATTACGAGGCCACGGATAAACATATTGGAGGACGAATGAACTACGAATGGATAACAGATCGACTGCCGACGGTAGAGGACACGTCCAAAACATACAAGAGCCATGTTTTTGGACGGGTGTTTGTTACACGATACAATACAGTAACAACCTGTCTTTGGTCAAACGTGGATATAGGGGAAGCATGGCAACCCATTACCGTGCCCGAGCCGTATGTGAAGGCCAAGCGGTGCATTGTTTTATTGCATAATGACGGCAGTGGGCTTTATAGGGTATCAATTAAAGGTGTTGGCGTACCTGCATACAACATCCCCACCCGCGAAGCAGCCGAGCGCATTGCAGCGATATATGAGGAGGTGATGCCATGAATAAAGACTTCAGCTGCAGGACGTGCAGTCATCTAAGAATACTAGAATACAACGATGGATACCCAGACATTCACGAGTGCCATCATGAGGCATTAAATAATATCGACGGCGTATATCTATCGATCGTCGATGCTGATCCCGATACACACTTTTGTGCGCTTCACTCGGATCAGGAGACGATAAAGCGAATGAGGGAGGCGATATGAAGCTGCAACGATGGAGGTTAATGTTTAATAACGGCGCATGGTGCAAATCAGACGACGTCGCAGAGCTGGAAGCCCAATGTGCGGAGCTGGAAGCCAAATATGCGGAGCTAGAAGCCCTCAACGCCGAAATGCTGGACATCATCGAATTGCTGCACCATTGTAGCGATTATTGGTCGGAGTATTACGTGCCAATCGGCATAGTTCAGCGGATGGAAAAGGTAATCGCACAAGCGAAGGGAGGCGCAAATGAGTAACACCATCTACCCTAACTGGTTTGACATGGTAGCGCGCGAAAACTTTGAGCGGTTCCTACTGCCAGAATGCGGGCGCGATCATTACAAGGCATTGCAGATAGGCGCATTTGTAGGCCATGCGAGCCGTTGGCTATGTAAGTACATTCTGACAGGCAAGGGCGCAATGCTGACAGACGTTGACACGTGGCAAGGAAGCGAAGAGAAAGCGCACGATGCGATGGATTGGAACGATGTGTACAACGCGTATATCGAGAACCTATATCCGTACCATTTTCGCCGCGTCAATCATTTCCGCATGACGTCGGATACATTCTTTGATAACCTTTCCAACCTGCAACATCCGCGCGAATATCATTTCGCATACATCGACGGTGACCATACAGCCGCGCAGGTGCGGCGCGATGGGTTGAAGGCGTGGAAGTATTTAGCGGTGGGCGGTATACTAGCTTTTGACGATTACGAATGGAAAGAGTCTGACGATCCGGAACTATCCCCGAAGCTAGGTATTAACCAATTTTTAGAAGAAACCGACGGCGAATGGGAACTACTACACAAGGGTTGGCAGGTATGGTTGCGGAAGACTAACTAATTCACAACAGGAGAACACATGGAAACGGACTACGGCAAATTCCTAATAGGGAAGAGCCACACAGGCAAGGGGGCGGGATTTGATCCGCTATGGATGCCGGATAAGCTATTTGATTTCCAACGCGATCTAGTGCAATGGGCGCTATCGATTGGACGCGCGGCAATCTTTGCCGATTGCGGCATGGGCAAAACCGCGATGCAGCTAACATGGGCTGAGAACGTCGTACGGCATACCAACAAACCGGTAATCGTACTTACGCCGCTGGCAGTAGGCCCGCAGACGGTGAAAGAATCGGCAAAGTTTGGCATCGAATCAGACTTTAGTAAAAGCGGACTAGGCAAAACCAACATCGTAGTAACGAACTACGAATCATTGCACAACTTCGACCCGGCTTTGTTTGGCGGCGTTGTGCTCGATGAGTCATCTATCTTAAAATCGTTTGAAGGCGCATATCGCAACCACATAAACGAGTTTATGAAGCACATACCGTACCGCTTGCTAGCCACTGCAACGGCCGCACCAAACGATTACACAGAGCTAGGCACGTCATCGGAAGCATTGGGCGGGCTAGGTTTTATGGATATGCTAAATAAGTTTTTTAAGAACGACAAGAATAACAGCGGGCTACGTCGTAGCTACGGCGAGGCGCCCGAGTTCCGATTCAAAGGACACGCAGAGCTACCGTTTTGGCGCTGGGTAACGTCTTGGGCACGCGCGGTGCGTATGCCGTCGGATCTTGGTTACGATAACGGTGGGTTTGTATTGCCGCCGCTACGTGAGCATGATCATTTAATAGAAGCGCAATCAGCACAGGAAGGCGCGCTATTTAACCTAGCGGCAATACGATTGCCTGAGCAACGCGAAGAACGCAAGCGCACGATAAAAGAGCGTTGCGAGTTTGCGGCGGACAAGTTAAGCGACCGAACCCGCACGGCTCTTGCGTGGTGCGATCTGAACGACGAGGCAAAGGAGCTATGCAGAGTTATACCGGATGCGGTCGAAGTATCTGGCAGTGATAGCGATGAATCGAAGATAGAAAAGTTTAACGCGTTTATTGAAGGCCAAATACGCGTATTGGTTACAAAACCAAAGATCGGCGCGTTAGGTTTGAACTTTCAACATTGCGATCATATCTCATTCTTTCCTTCACACAGTTACGAGCAATACTACCAAGCTATCCGCCGTTGTTGGAGGTTCGGACAAAAGAACCCGGTAGATGTTGAGTTAATCTACACCGAGGGACAACAGCGCGTAATGAAGAACTTGCAGCGCAAAGCAAAAGCAGCGGACGAAATGTTTGCTCGTATCGTGAACGAAATGAATAACTCACTAGCAATCCACAAAGTAAACAAACATACAAACCAACTGGAGGTACCGACGTGGCTATCATAGATCAAAAGATTACAAACGATTACGCAATCTATAACGGCGATTGCATCGAGGTCATGCGAGACCTACCAACGGGTTCTATACATCTATCCGTCTATTCGCCGCCGTTTGCGGGTTTGTATCATTACAGCTCAGACGAGCGCGACATATCCAATTGCTACGACTACGATCAATTTTACAAGCACTACGGCTACGTAGTCAAGGAGTTGCACCGCATAACGATGAGTGGGCGTATGACGGCCGTACATTGCACAGATATACCGCTCTCAAATAGCGGCCGCGATGCTTTGTACGATTTGCCGGGCGGTATTATCAAATTGCACGAAGACCTAGGATGGCATTTCGTAGCACGTCACACGATTTGGAAAGAGCCGCTATGGGTTCGTAATCGTACGATGGTTAAATCTTTGGCGCATAAGACTATTGTAGACGATGCTACCAACGCCGGAGTAGCAAGCGCGGATTATATGCTAATCTTCCGACGTTCTGGGGACAACCCGATACCGGTAGCAAACCCGACCGGACTTGAATACTATTCTGGCGAATCTCCGCTTCCTGAGGATTGCCTAAGCTATAAAGGCTGGAAGGGTAAGCAGACCGAGAATAAATACTCGCATAACATTTGGCGACGCTACGCTAGCTCGGTATGGGATGACATCCGAATGAATCGCGTCCTTCAGTTTCAAGATGCTAAAGATCCGGACGATGAGAAGCACGTGCACCCGCTGCAATTGGACGTTATTGACCGCGTTGTAACTCTGCGCTCTAATAAGGGCGAAAACGTATTTACGCCGTTCATGGGTGTTGGCTCTGAAGTTTATAGCGCCGTATCAAATGGACGCCGCGGGATTGGAGCTGAATTAAAGCCCTCGTACTTCAAGCAGGCGGTACTTAATCTAGGCAGCATTGAAAAGCCCTCGGATGAGCAGGCCGTACTATTCGACGAACTGTAAACGTGTACGAACTTTTATTTGGCGCATAGCATGGCGTGGTAAATTGCACTACTCAAAACAATAAGCATGAATACTAAAACTGAAACAACCCAGATACGTGAAGATCCCGCCGTTCGAGAGGACGGTGGCGGTGCGCTTAACACCGTGAGAGATCAGCACGTGTCTGGGTTAGCTTATTTTGGTATGGATGATTCGTGGATTAAGATATATCGCAAGCTAGAATATCATTGGATATGGCAGGACAAGCCAGAATACCTAAAAATATGGGTGGGGCTTTTGCTCAGGACTAAATGGACGCCGGGGCGGATTAGACAGGGCAGCGGCTACGTAGATTTACAACGTGGTGAGCTAGCAATAGGTCTGGAAGAGTTTGCTAAATACTGCAATGTTGGCGTCGGTTTCGTCAGAAAGTTTTTAAAACTTGCAGAAAAAGACGGAATGATTTTCGTAAAATCGAACAAACACGGGACGATAGTTAAAGTTATTAAATACAACGACTTACAAAGTCGGGGTAATCATAGCGAACAAGAACCGAACAAGAACCGAACAAGAACTGAACAAGAACCGAACAACTCTATAAGAAAGAAAGAATATAAGAAGGTAAGAAAGGAAGAAATAAATACAGATACTCTGTATGCTCCGAGCTCTTCCGAGCTCGTAGCCGGCCTACCGCAAAATGATGGTCAGCTCTTTCCGATTACGAAAGATCAGCACGACCGCTGGCAGCAACTGTACCCCGCGGTTAAAATCAAATCCGAGCTATCCAAGATTATCGGCTGGCTCGAAGCGAACCCGACAAAGCGTAAAACAGCGCGCGGTATGCTTCGTTTTGTCAATTCGTGGCTTTCACGTGAGCAGGATAAAGCGCATATACCCCTAGTTGCCACACAAACCGCTTCTAGGGGCTATCAACCGCCAAATGCGAGTGTAACTATACTTCCGGGACTTCCGGAGCAAATACGCGATTTACAGACGAAACAGACCGCAACGCCTGAAGAGGCGCAACACTATCTAGAACTTTTACAACAGAGGACGCAAGGGATATGAAACACGGCTCGCTATTCTCTGGTATCGGCGGCTTTGATCTTGCTGCCCAATGGATGGGATGGGATAACGTATTTCATTGCGAATGGATGCCGTTCCCACGTAAGATACTTTCTCACTATTGGCCGGAGGCCGTAAGCTATCATGATATCACAACTACAGATTTTCGACAACATCTCGGACAAATTGACATTCTTACCGGAGGATTCCCTTGTCAGCCGTACAGCGCAGCGGGCAAGCGCAAAGGGAAAGACGATGATCGTCACCTCTGGCCCCATATGTTACGATGTATACGCGAAGTCAAACCGCGATGGGTTGTGGGCGAAAACGTTTTCGGCCTTGCTACTTGGAACGGAGGGTTGGTATTCGAAGAGGTGTGTACTGATCTTGAGGCTGAAGGTTACGCCGTACAGCCGTTTGTTCTTCCAGCTGCAGCCGTCAACGCTCCGCACCGAAGAGATCGAGTCTGGTTTGTTGCCCACCGTCACTTGCATGGACTCCAGCAACGCAACGGCGACCATGAAGAGCACACAAGTCAAGGAAGGCAGTATGCACAGCGTGACTTTGAACAGAGCAATGGCGATGGGGATGCTACCGACCCCCAAAGCGCAGGAAGCCCGCGGGAATGCAAGCATCGATCGTGGGAAGTACAACCTCACGGACGAAGTCGCGGCGCGATACAAACCAACTTCGAAGACTTCCCAACTGTCGCCCCGATTTGTGGCGGAGATGATGGGCTTCCCAACGAACTGGACGGAATTACCTTTCCAAAGTGGCGAGCCGAATCAATTAAGGGATATGGAAACGCCATAGTACCGCAGGTGGCACTGCAGATATTCAAAGCAATTCAACAATATGAGGAACATTAATGAAACCAAACACCAAAAACCCCGCTATCTTGAACCTGATAGACCAATTTAGCAAGCTATACGGCTGCACGTGGGACGATCTTCTAAAAAAGAGCCGCAAAGATTGGCTAGTAGAGTGCCGATATTTGCTTATGTACTTTTTGCACCGTAAGTACCTACTCTCATTTGCACTTATAGCGCGTTTGTTTGATCTTGATCGTACTACCGTCATGCACGGAATAAGTAAGATCGCGAATCAGATATCTAGCGATGTGAACTTTGCTGAATACATAGAGCGTATGGATTCGCTGCTGGATATTAACTTCGATGTGCAGGTGGAAAGTGTTGAGTAAATCGCCAAAAAAGAAACTAGTTACGATTGGGGAAATATGGGCAGACCGAAAAAGATTTTAGATGAGGACGCTATATACAAAGCGGGACAAGTTGGGGTTAGCTTTCGAAAGTTAGCCCAGCAAATGGGCGTAACTCATAAGACCATAACCAACAACTACCGCGAGATATACGAGCAGGGCGAAGCGGACGGCGATCTCGCAATAGCTAATAAGCTATGGGAGTTAGGCGTAGAACAGGGTAACGCGCAGGTACTATTGCGTATGGCAGAGCACCGGCTAGGGCTTACGCAAAAGGTGCACCAGACGACCGAAAACAAATCATTCAACATTGTGATAACTGGCCATGACATCGAAGAACAACAACCGGAAGATATCGGGCCTGCCGGCGCAGCTCCGCTTCTGGAAGAGTGAAGCTAGGCACCGGGCTTTTATCGGCGGTATCGGTAGCGGTAAATCCTTTGCGGGCTGCGTCGAAGTTATGCGGCAGCCGCCGGGCACGTACGGCACAATACTAGCGCCAACGTACCCGATGCTACGCGACGCAACGCAGCTCACGTTCTTTGATGAGTTCGGCGACGCAATCGTCGAACACAACAAAAGCGAAGGCGTTACAAAGATGGTAAACGGGACTACGATCTTTTGGCGCTCAGCCGATAAGCCCGATTCGCTGCGAGGGCCTAACCTTAACTGGTTTTGGCTAGATGAAGCAGACTATATGGACGGCGCTATATGGGATGTCATGCTAGGCCGTATCCGGCGCGATCCTACCAAGTGCTGGATTACCACTAGCCCGAACGGCGATACCAATTGGGTATACGAGCGCATTTACCAAAAGGCCATGCGCGGCAACCCCGACTATCACGTAGTAACGGCAAAGACGCGCGATAACGTGAACCTGCCTAGCGAATACGTACGCAACCTCGAAGAAACGTATACTAGCGAATACGCGCGGCAGGAATTGGAAGGCGAGTTCATAGGGCCAATGGGTCGTATCATGCGCCGCGAATGGCTGCAATACGCGCTATTGCCGGAAGACGATATATCATATGTCATCGGCGTAGACTTAGCCGTAGGAATGAAAGGCAACGCGGACGACCGCGCTATTGCCGTTGTTGGCAAGCGTGGCACGACATATTACGTCGCTGATATGATCTACGGCAAATGGTCATTTAACGAAACGAAAGAGCGCATCAAGCAGACCGCCTACAATTGGAACGCGGTACGTGTATGCGTCGAGAACGTGGCGTATCAAGAAGTCATGGTACAGCAGCTGCGGGCCGAAACCATGCTTAACATTCAGGGCGTTAATCCACGCGGCCGTAATAAGCTTACGCGGTTTCTGCCGATAGCAGGCAAGTACGAGCACGGGTATATTAGGCACGTTAATACACTGCCTTTGGAATTTACAGATCAATTGCTTATGTTCGACGGGAAGGATGGGAAGCAAGACGACATGGTAGACGCTCTCATCTACGCAGTAAACGGACACGAATCCAATACTTACGTTTACGAGCTCTAATGGCAATCAGCGACTATTTGCAGAAAATACTCGGTCGCAATAATAAAGAACTACCAAGCCCCAACGGTACGCAAATCGGGGGCCGGATTGGTTACCCCCAAAAAGCAGGATACCTAGCCAACGTCGAACACGGCTTTAACCGTAATCCGGTCGTAGCTGCATGTGTCGGCGTTTACGCGTCTACGTTAAACGAAGCGCCGCTAGCGGCTATGTACGACGACGGCACAATTAATCGCCAACACCCGGTATCGCTACTATTCCGCAAACCTAACCCACGGATGGGGCAAGCGGAGTTTTGGCAAATCGTCTGGACATACCTTGCTATCGGCGGCAATGCGTATCTAGTCAAGGTGCGTAGCTCTTACGGCAACATCGTGGAGTTATACCCCTACTCCGACGCTCACGTAGCGCCGCTACTTAACGATCTAGGTTGGATATACGCGTACCGCTACAACAGCGGTAACGTCGTACAAGATTGGCCGGCCGAAGATGTCATCCATATTCAGAATCCGGCGTATCGTGATCCGCTCGCAATGTATAAGGGCATTAGCCCTATTTCCGTTGCATGGGATAAGATTAACACGTATAACGAATTGCAGGCGACGATCTATTCTTTGGTAGCTTCTAACGCCGTCCCGTCAGGTATCTTGTCAGCGCCGGGGGACGTGCCTATCTCGCAAGTTGAATCTTTGAAAGTTCAGCTACGCAAGCGTAAGGACGCAAGCGGCAAAGACCGTACGGACGCGCTTGTATTGGGTAACGGCATGAGCTACCAACAAATGGGCTTAGATGCTCAGAGGTTGCAAGCTATCGATACAATCCGCGAGCTAGAAACCGCAATTTGTAGCGCGTTCCGTATTCATCCGGCCGTAGTTCAGACATCGGCGGGACTTGCGATTAGCACCTATAACAATTTGCAGAGCGCATACGCTGAATACACAAAGCTAACGCGCGTGCCATTTTGGAATTCGTTAGAAGAGCAATTAGAATCGGGATTGACTAAAGAGTTCCCCGGCGTGCAATTGGTATTCGATACGTCAGAGGTGCAATCGTTATTGCCAGAAACCGAAACGGTCGAAGCTAGCACGATAGCGCAGTTTGCCGCGAATATCATTACACTCAACGAAGCGCGCGCGGCTCTGTCATACGATCCGGTAGATGCCGGCGAAGTATACGCGTATCAACAGCAACCCGCAGGTGGATTCGGTGCATTTGCAGCGGAACAGCCAGAGGTTAAGGGCGAAGACAACATCATCGAATCCGTAGACGGCCAACGCATCAAATGGGTAGAACCGGAAGCGGTAAAGTATTGGCGCGCTCAGGAAGACGCCGTAAAGAAAGCAATTGGCCCGACGCAGGATGACGTAGCGGCAATGTTCGCAACGTTGGAGGCGGCGGTAGTCAAAGCGGCAAAGAGCAAGACGGCATATAAGGAAGAGGGCGCAACGCGGACAATATCGTTTGACGTGGCGAAGGTGCTCAATGATGCGCTACTCAAGACTAGCGTTACAAAGTTCATGCGCGACAACGCTATCACGCAAGAGGCGTTGCGTCAGCGCATCATGGAAATGGTGATGACGTCGCTAGATGGTGACCTGACGCAGGTGCAATCCTTTACCGATCAAATACGCGATGAGCAAATCCGCAAAATGTCGGAGATGATGAGCGAGTCAGCGGATACGACACGTAAGGACGTGGCGCGCGTATTGGAAGCCAATGCAGGCAAGCCCGCGGAAGAGGTGCAAAAGGCGCTACGCGAAAAGTTCTCTACGATGAAAGAGTCGCGCGCAAAGATGATTGCTACAACAACATGCAAAGCACAGACAAGCGTAGTGCAACGTGCCACTGTTAAGCGCGTAAATGCCCGTGAGACAGATCCCGGCCGTAAGGTTGTGCAAGTGTGGCTCTCGCAACGGGACGATATCGTACGCGAAACGCACGAAGAGTTAGACGGTAAATGGATAGAGCAGGGCGAAACATTTGATAAGTACGTA